ACAATTTATAACGATGGACAAGAATCATCAGACCTGTCTGGCATAGACGTGTCATTGCCAGACGCTTCTAAAATTATTGAGAGGGCTGAAGAACTCTACAAATTTGTAGAAAAATCCTAAGTTAAATACAAGAGAGGCCTATTTAGCGTAGGCCTCTCTTTTTTGTTTACATATTAAAAAAGATTGTATATAATAACAGCATGAAAGTTAAAGACATAAGCGGCGCCTCTATTGAACTTGATGACTGCACAGTTTTACAAATTACACTAAACAAACTGCGTGAAGTCTATGACTGGCAGTCAAACTATTATATTGATACGCCAAGCAACAAGGTACTAAAAACCGAAACGTTTCATACAACTCATAGTTGGGATACCACGAGTGAAGTGCGTGAAGCAACAGTTGATGACTATCGTTTTTCTGCTGTCTTTGCTAAATTAGTTTGCCGTAGGTAGTCTGTGCTTTATTACTGGTACTCCATATAGCCAGTTTACCGAGTCACTAAACCCAGAGCCCCAATTATGTACACTAAATTGATGTATGTGAGTCGCTCGCGATAGAATAAAATAATCTATAAGTGTATCTAGAGTGCCGTCTCCTTTAAGTGTCAGATGAGACGGTTTTGAAGATGTACAACAAAAGCCATATCTACTATTTATTGCGGTCTTTAACTCTGCACAATCTGACATAACTGTATAATTTTTTCCAGACAAATGAGTTAAATGCGGATGAAGCATATCCATCAATTCATTTAATGAAGTATGTACGACGTCTCCTATTTGTGTTCTAAATGATAGTAGGTCGCCAGCACGTATATGTATTATTCCATAATTACTATATGTATCATATGATGTTTTAATTGCAGCTTCTAAGCATTCATTTGGAATAAAAAAATCTCTTACGCGTTTTGAAACGACTGAAGCAATTTTAAATGTTGGCCAAACATTTGTGTAGATATATAAATTTTCATGTCGTAGCGTTTTTAGATTTATGTTTGACTTTAATTGATTTTTAAGAGCTCGTATTGTAAAATTTGGTATATCTTGTAAGTTTAATATGGAGTCTACTGAAGGAGCAGGCGCGTCACACCGTTGAACTATATATTTTCCCATTGGATGATGGGAGAGGTCAACCTGAAAGCGTAAACCATATTCAATACAGAGTTGTTGACTTGCAATACTACCTCGTATAAAGTCACCAAGTCCCATTCCTCTTTCTTTTATAAAATATGAGTTGACCAACATAACTACGATAATATTTATAAATACTAAATATATGAAAATAACACGTGAAAACATTGCGATTTTAGAGAATGATACTCATATATCACGTTGGGTTGAAGAAAGTGGCCGCCTCGATCATGATCGCTATGCACTACCAATCATTTTAGAACACATACAACCCGGTTATACCGTTGTTGATGCTGGTGCATTTATAGGCGACCATACACTTGCATATTGTGATGCAGTTGGTAAAAATGGAGACGTTTATGCATTTGAACCTAATCCTGCAGCCTTTGAATGTTTACAATATAATTGTGGTTCTGCAAAATTATTTAATTGCGGACTATCAAACCGCAATGAAGAAGTAAACTATTCAGTAGATAACAACGCAGGGGCAAGTCGCATATCATTGCAATCTGGCAATGATTCATTTTGCATAAAAACTATAACACTAGACTCACTAAACCTGCCTGCTCTCGATTTTTTTAAACTTGATGTAGAGGGCTATGAACTTAATGCATTGGAAGGAGCAAAAGAGACAATTTCAAAATATCGTCCAGTTTTTTGGATTGAAATTAATGTTGGTGCCCTTGCACAACATGGCAAAACTGCACATGATATTGAAAACTTTCTGTCTCAATTTGGTTATGACATAACGCCATTCCCTGAAGTCGGTGAACAATATGACATACTTTGTATACCGCAATGAAAACTGATATACTCATACGTTCATATCACAATGACTTTAAGTGGCTGTGGTCGTCATTACGAAGCATTAGCAAATTTGGAAGCGACTTTTCTGACATTCATATTGTAGTTCCAGAATCTGATTCCCCCTTGTTGGGTCATCTAACACTTGAGAAAATTCATGGTGTCACTGATCAATGTGAAGGTTATCTAGCACAACAAATAACAAAACTATATGCTGATACCTGGTGCACTGCAGACTATGTCTTACATGTTGACAGCGATTGTATATTCAATACAAGTTTTTCTCCACAAACATTCTTCCTTGATGACAAGCCAATAATGCTGTATGAGAAATGTACAGACAGTCCTTGGAACGTGATTTCTGAAAGAACACTTGGTTGGTACGACGAGTATGAGTATATGAGACGACTTCCAATTATATACCCACGATGGATCTATGCTGAGTTTAGAGACTGGATTCAATCCACTCATGGGTGTGAATTAGACGAGTGGATATGCGCTCAGCCATACCGAGAATTTAGTGAATTTAATACGCTTGGTCAATGGGCATACAAGTTTCATAGAGAAGCTTTCTCTTGGATGCATCCAAGCGACGTCCCAGCGTGTTGTAAACAATATTGGTCATGGGGTGGAGTTTCTAATGATATACACGACGAAATAGAAAATCTTTTAAAACCGTAAATAAATGTTTACATTGGTTCAGATGTAGTGTATAATACATTATGACACCAAGATTGGGACTTGTTTGTATCAGCGAACGACTAACGCAGCAAAAGATCACTGCAAAGACAATGACTCGTAAGCAGTTTTGTACATTGGGTCGAGAGGTTGGTTTGAAGGTTCTTTCTCAGCGAATACTTCATAACTCGCAACACATGATTCGCACTCTCGAAGCTGCAATTTCTGCAGGTGCTCGACACTATCGAGTAAGCAGCTCGCTTTTCCCTCTACTCACTGATGCAACTTTAGAGTTAAAATACTCTGACATCCATGAATTTGACACAGTTGTCGCGAACTTAAAGGCTGCTGGAGACTATGCTCGCGCTCATGACATTACACTAAGCTCACACCCCGATCAGTTTAATGTCCTGTCAAGCTACAACCCAAATGTAGTGGACAAAACGATTCGCGAACTTGATCATCAGTCATATGTACTTGATATGATGGGCTGCAAAGCAAACTACAGCACGCCAATGTGTCTGCATCTTAATAAGACTCCAAACCTCAAAGAAGAAACTGTTCAGGAATATGTTCAACGGTTTCTATACAACCTCTCTCGATGCAGCCGTGGTGTTCGTCATCGTCTCGTATTAGAAAATGAAGACAAGGCATATTGGAACTGCGAAAACCTATACACTCACTTTGCAGGTCATCTTCCACTTGTCTATGACAACCTTCATGACACGTGCAACCCGTCATGCGATCCGTCTCAAAGTGTCAGTCGTTTTCGTCAAAGTTGGGGAAAATATGTTCCGGTGTTTCATTGGAGCGAAGGCATTGGCAGCACACGCAGTCATGCAGACTATGTCACCCACCTTCCGCACGTAGTTGACAGCAACCGTGACGTCACCTGGGAAGTCGAATTAAAGGCAAAAGACAACGCAATTGCTCATATTTTGAGTACTTTTTTCGCCTCCTAACGACAGTTTCTCTATACGGGGGCACTGCCCGGGACTTTTTTTCACTTTTATGAAAAAAGTTGTGTACTTTAGTCGAGCTTTAGTGTATAATAACCCTGTAAGCAACAAGCACACAATATGATTAAAGTAGATACAATTGAGTTTTTTTGGTATGACGGCAACACCCCAATCGCCACCTTAAAGGATGGCAGGGAGGTCGTGTTGAGCGCGGAAGAAGCGCAGCATGTCCTTGATTGGAGCGAAGCGTTGGCTGCCGATGCTAGCATATTTACCACATAATCGCAAATAGAACAGCATTATGACTACACGATTCAAAAAGCTAGATTGGCTCCTAGAAACCTGCTCTGAGAAGTTTATCAAGGATTGCGCGTTCCTCTATGAGATGGTAGGCTGGATGAGCGAAGATGATTTCAACGCGTTTTATGAGCATGTCTGTCGCAACTGGGGCGTCGACTCTCCATTCAGTGAGATAGATGACGAAATGGTAGCAGTGTAAATAGAGTTATGAAACCAATACTAGTAGTAGGAGACATCCACGGTAAGTGGGACGCTCTCTTTAAAAAGATCGACTCATTTGATTTGAGAGACTGCACACTAATTTGTGTCGGTGATCTTGGTGTTGGATTTAAAGACAGCCATGCAAAAGAGATTCGTGCGCTGCAATTTGCTAATGATTTTTTTGCTGCAAGAGACATCGAGTTTTTGTCTATACGAGGCAATCATGACAATCCTGCTTATTTCAACGGGGAAATTCAACGCTTTTCTAATCTTCGGCTCTTGCCTGACTATACTATCGAAACACTAGACAATAAACAGTTTTTGTTTGTTGGAGGAGCAGTTAGCATTGATCGTACGCTAAGAAAACAAGGCGTGTCTTACTGGAAAGATGAAGGCTTTGCTCTCGACTATGCTAAAATAGTACGTTGTGACATGCTCATTACTCACTCTGCTCCTACATGGAACGGACCAATTGAAAAAAATGCAATGCTAACAAGCTTTTGCGAGAGGGACCTTACACTATGGGACGAGTGTATGGAGGAGCGAAAGCAACACGACATTCTCATCAAACTATGCGGTACAAAGCGTCACTACTGCGGACACTTTCACGAATGCCTAATGTCTACAGTTGATGATTGTACAAGCACGATACTAGACGAATTGCAGATACTAGAGATACGATGAATGAAAAACAAATATATTGTAAATTGCTAGATATGATGACAAACAAATGTGTGCTCGAACGGTGGCTTGATACTCCTAATAAAGAGCTGCACAACAAAAGACCGCGCTACCTGATGCTAAGCGAAGACGGCAGAGCGCTGCTTTCACAACTAGTCCTTAAACTTGAAAACAGCCGATGAACTTTAACGCCATAGCATTTTCCCTCGCCTTTATCATGTGGACCATCGCAGTCTTTGTTGCAGGCTACATTACAGGTCGTGATGACACCCATCGAGAAGCATACGAAAATGGTCTTATGATTATGTCAAGAAGCAACGGGAAAAACGTTCTTCGTTGGATCGAGACCCACAAGATTGGATACGACTATGAATGATTTGACCATAACGCTCTATTGCATTCTCATGATTTCGCTTGCGATTGGCACACTTATAATTTTTGAAAAATACGACAAATGAACGTTGCATATCAATACAAAGACGTGTGTCTGCTGCCACGCTACAGCAGCTTAAAGACTCGTCAGAGAGCCGAAGTAAGCACAACCTTTCTAGGCAAAGGTTTCAAACTGCCAGTTGTGCCTTCAAACATGCGATGTGTTATAAACGAGGAGCATGCGCAGTGGCTTAGCGAGCATGGCTACTTTTATGTTATGCATCGATTTGGTGTTGACAACCTCGAGTTTGTCCGAGCCGCACAAGGCTGGAAGACAGTGAGCATCAGCGTAGGCGTACAAGAGACTGACAAGTATCTGCTTGAACAGATTGCTGCAGAGGATTTGAGACTAGACTATGTCACGATTGACATTGCGCACGGCGATAGCATTCTCATGAAAGAGATGCTAGGTCATATCTCAACGCTAGCACTCGGTGCAAGAATCATTGCTGGAAATGTGTGTACTCCCGAAGGCTATCGACGACTCGTTGAATGGGGAGCAGACGCTGTAAAGGTCGGCATCGGAGGAGGCGGAGTGTGCAGCACAAAAAACAAGACTGGCTTTACGTTTCCGATGTATAGCTGCATCTCTCATATTGAACGTGTGCGAGAACTAGATGATCCGCCAATAGTTGCAGACGGAGGAATTCGTGAACATGCCGATATTGTAAAGGCAATTCATGCTGGTGCAGAGATGGTCATGATTGGCGGACTCTTTAGTCGATGCATCGATTCACCCGCTGAACTGCTTGACGGTCAAAAAGTATATTTTGGTAGCGCTTCACAATACAACAAAGGTGAGTATCGAAACATCGAAGGAGTTAAACGCACTCTCGACCTTGATACAATGACCTATGCAGAAAAGTTGATTGAAATAGAACAGGACCTTCAAAGTGCAGTTTCTTACGCTGGTGGAAGAAACCTACTCGATATCCCATGTGCAGAAGCCATGCGGGTGACGAGTTGGGAGGCGTAAAGTCTCAAAAAATGACCTTTTTGAGGTCCCGGACACAGGTTTTCTCTATACGGGGCTTAACTTCGGGGCCTTTTTTCACTTTTTTGAAAAAAGTTGTGTACTTTGTCCGCGGTTTATGCTATAATAACCATGTAAGCAACAAACCACACAATATGAAAAAAACATCACTCAGCGTTCAAGACATCAACACTGCAATCATCTCTGGAAATTTTACGATTGATGACATCAACAGTATCTTTCAGGCTGTCACCTTTGCCCGTACACGCCTCGCTCAAAAGACCAAAGCGTCTCTTCATATCGGCGACGCTGTTCAATTTACAAGCTCACGAACAGGTGGTGTGACTGTCGGACATGTTGTCAAGATTGCCGTTAAGTTTGTCACTGTTCAAGCGAATGCCGGTCGTTGGAAAGTTCCAGCGAGCATGCTGTCTAAAGCCGAAGGTGCTCTCAAATAAGCATCAATCATAACACAAATATTGCATGAAAGCAAAGCAATACATGTATTTTGGCCCTATCACACTTTGTGGCCCAAAAGTCGAAACATTTGATTCTTTCGATAAAATTCCAAAACGAATCAAAACACAGATGCAAGCTTTTGACTCTAGCGAGTGGAGGCTGTTGAAAGCAGTAGAAGACAAAATCTACGTTTGCGATCGTGCTGGTAGAATTAAAAACAAGTAAGAAACACTGATACAATTAGTTATGAACCCAGAAACCAGATCATACGATGATATGTACGCTAAAGCTCTCTCTGGAGAAATCACTCAGGACGTCTGGTTCGAATACTGCTTTCGAATGCTGAATCATATCATGAGAGACAACAAAGACGTTTTTATCTGCTGGAAGAATCACTAAGGAACACTGATATAATAATCATATGGCTAGTGCTGATAAACTTAAAGAACTACTCGCAAATATTAATGGTCGTTTCGATTCGATTGAAATGAATAGTATAGCAGGTGGGGTATTAATAGAACAAGGATATAATAAGAATATGATCAAAGTAAAAGACAACCGGATTGTAAAATATATCGTGACTTGGAGGTCTAAAAGTGCACCAGTTCGAAAAAAAGCATCATTTATCGATAGCAAAATTGCAGAATCTTTCTATCAAGAAAAGCAAACAGAAGGCAAAAGTCCGTCTCTGTATGTGACAGAGCTTGTAGAAAGTACACGGCAACTGAAATAAAATATGAATAAAAAACCCAAAGTCTCATACGAATGCTCGTGTTTAAAATACGGAACTTTGAGAAGTGTGTGTAGAGGATCACGCGGTTGCCAAGCTGACAGAGATCGTGAAGCATATTTAGAATCAAAGAAACCAAAACGTTGGGTTTGGAAAAAATAAAAAATAAGAACATGACTTCACACTATCGCATCATAGAAGAAAAGAACCCTCTTACAGACGACAAATACTATAAGATTCAAGAGAAAGTTTTGTGGTTTTGGCTTACAAACCTTGACCTTGGTCTTTATGCAAGCGCAGAAGATGCAGAGAGAGTAATTTGTAGATTGCATCCAAGCAGTAAAAGAGTTGTAAAGACGTTCGCGTTTACAGATAAGATCCTCTGGGAATAAGGAACACCAATATAATTAGATATGACCAACAAACAACAAATTAAACTACTGCACCTAGCAATACGCTGTATGGAAGGAGGCCCGCAGTGAGTGACACGCCAAAAACAGATGCACTTCGAGAAGTGGTCATCGGACAATACAAAGAGGATGAGCTTACAGGAGACGGCATGGGAAACATTCTTTCTGCGCTCACCGATATTGAGACGCTTGAGCGCGAGCGGGAATGCGAATGCAAATGTGATGTGGACTGGCCTGAGGAATACTACGAGCTGCGCCAGCGCCTTGAGCGCGAGCTGGAAGCCGAGCGCGCCCTTGCGGATCGGTTGGCGGATGCATTAGCAACAGCCTTAGGCAGTTGGGTGACATCTCCATATGCCGAAAAAGCCATCGAAGCATGGAAGGAGGCCCGCAGTGAGTGAGCAGCAACTTAAACCAATTCGTTACTATAAGAGACGACTAACCGATATGGAGTTGAGAGATATATATAACTTCCCTGATAATAATAAAGTTAATGCAATGGAAAGTAAACACATGTACATTGTAACTTGGAGGTCTAAACATCAAGCGGTTCGGAAAAAGGTAATATTTAACGATGAGGGAGCCGCCAAATCCTTTTATCAAGAAAAACTAGCGAAAGGCAAAAGTCCATCTCTGTATGTGACTGAACTTGTAGAAAGTACCAGACAACTAAAGTAAAAAAATCTATAAATGAATATAGAACCACAATAAATACAAAATATGATGACAACATTGACAACCGTACTCACATACACATTAAGTCTAGGCGCAATCTGCAGCCTAATCTACGTCGCCTGCCGGCTCCTCGGGGAATATCTAGCGATGCGTAAACTAGAACCGCTTGAAATGCCTGTTCCGGTAGAGGTGCCTAAGCAAACCGCACAGCCAAAAAAGAAAGCTGCGGTCAAAAAGCCAGCGAAGAAGCAACTCACCATAAAACAAGCAGCGGTTGAGGCGTCTAAAAAATCAGCGACAAAGAAGCAGCCAACCAAACAAGCAAAGAAGAAGGCTGTTGTTCGTAAAAAACCACAAGCATAAACCACGGTCATGCCAGAAGAAGTATTTGATTTCGGGTTTACTGCTGTAGCTGAAGACGAGCTAGAGGTAGTACGTGCCGCGAATGCAAAGGAGGATGAAGTGATTGAACTGCAGACTCGTTTGGATTCACTCTATAAATCTATCTTGCCGCTTGTATCAAACCTAAAGAAAAACCCAGAAAAAGACTATATCTACTGGCCGAATCGACTAGACAAGGTAAAAGCTTTTGAAGGCATCATCTCTAAAATATACAACGGAGCATGAAAAATCTCACTCCAGGAGACGCAGTAGTTGTTCTCATGAAGTGGTCTGATGGCTCCCGAGCATGCTTTTTTCAAAGCGACAAAGGAGCAATCAAAGAATATATAAAACAAAAGACGCTTAAAAACTCTGGCACAAAGCTGGAATATAGCATAGAAAAATGCTTGAAGAGCGAATATGATAAAGCAAACGGGTTTTAAACCCCGTCCAAGATATATAAACTAAAAGGCATACCATTTTTTGGTATGCCTTTTTTTATAAATAAAGCTAGTGAAGACTCTATATTATGTTTAGAAAACAACAAAAATAAAGATATGGAACTACTCGTAAACTTCGTACAGACACAAAGCTGGTTTGGTATATTTACCGCAGTCGTGACCCTTGCAAGCGCAATCGCAGCTGCCACTCCGACACCAGCTCCTGGAACAGCAATTGCAAAGCTCTATGCAGTCATTGACTTTCTTGCCTTGAACTTTGGCAAGGCTAAAGACAAAGGTGAATAATGCAAGCTCTTCTCGCTGCCATTGCTGCTGCATGTACTGCCTACTCGTCATGGGTAGCATGGCAGCGAGAGACTGAAATAGACCGCATAGAAGATGAAATTGATCGCCTCGCTGCTGTTGGTGACGCTGCTTCAAAGCTGCGCATGGAACGTCTCGCAAAAAGAGTCGCGCGCAAGCGTGAACGCCTCGGCACTGCATGATCCTGTCACTGTCACACTCGTACAAGGACAAACATATGTGTTTGCTGAAGGCACACTCGTTGGACGAGGTCAACGTTTTCACAGCGACTGGTCATATCGCAGAGCAGTAATCATAGGAAGCACCAAGTAAAATGTCATACGCTAACGTTGGTAGAGTTTGGACAGTAGAGTCGTTTAGAGAATATCTAAAGGGAGTTAAGCGTCCAGCATACGCGAAGAGTGTTACGATACACCACACAGGCGCGCCGTCATTGGCACAGCGCCCAAAAGGATTTCTTGCCCAGCATATACTAAACATAAAATCATACTACGAGTCACTCGGTTGGAATCGTGGCCCGCATCTCTTCGTCGACGAAGATCAAATTTTTGGCATGACGCCGCTGAATGTTCCAGGCATACACGCAGTGTCGTTTAATCGCAGCTCTATAGGCATCGAGATACTTGGTGACTATGACAGCGAAGACCCTCTCAGCGGTCGTGGATTGCAGTGCTTGAAAAACACTGCAGCCGCAGCAAAAGCACTCTTTGAGTGGCTCGATATTCCAGTAAACGAAACTACACTAAAGTTTCACAGAGACGATCCAAAGACAAGCAAAACCTGTCCAGGCAAGCGAGTGAAGAAAGATTGGTTCATTTCGCTCATGAACTCAAGTGTCGGTCAAAGCGCTCCAGTCACACCAGTATTCACCCCACCAGTCGATCTCGTGCCGCTTATAGACTATGTGGTACAACACAAAGGTTATACTTCAAGTGACGCAACCAAACTACTAAAAGTTAAAAATGGAATGACAACATTCAACGGTGTGTGGATAGAAAGTGCCCGTTATGACTCAAAGAGCTTGTGTACTCTGGCGCTGCAACGTGAATTAGATTCAGACGTACAATTTATAAATAAGGTATAGTATATATGTCAAAGACTTCACAATTAAATACATTAAATATCCTCGCACAAGACGATTTGATACAGGTTATCGACGTCAGCGATACCATTACAATGGTAGGTGGAGGTGGCACAAATAAAAAAGTTACACTAACTACGTTGTCTACAGGGCTGCTTTCACTCGGAACTTTACAGCCTACAATTACGCCGGGTACAAGTGGGCAGTATTATAGAGGCGACAAAAATTGGGCGACTCTAAACAAATCGGCGGTTGGTCTTAGCAACGTTACAAACGAGAGCAAGTCCACTATGTTTACAAACCCGATATTTACTGGAATTGCAAGTCTTCCAGTAAATACAAGTATTGGCGGCGTGACTAGCGACGAAATAAGCTACTTAAACGGAGTCACGAGCAGCATTCAAGACCAGCTTGATGAAAAGCAAGGGATAGTTACTGACGTATCTAATACTGAATTAGGATACTTAAATGGAGTTACGAGTAACATTCAAGACCAGTTAAATACTAAACAAAATAACATCGTTGGAGGCGCTTCAAGCATAATTAGTGCTAATTTAAGTCAAAATTTAGTTTTAGTATCAACTCCTAGTGGTAAAGTTGGGACGTCAACAATAACAAACACTGAATTAAACTATCTTAGCGGCACGACTAGTAACATTCAAACACAATTTAATTCATTAAAGTCCACTACTATACAGTTAACTGCGCAGACACTCACGCTAGACGTCGTGCATATAAACGCGTACATTCAGTGCCAGCATGTCACGTCTACGACCATTACGTTGCCAAATCAAACTTCTGTTAATTGGCCAAATGAATCTATTATATACTTTAGAAGAGACTCTACTGCTGGGGCAATTAGTTTGATCGCTGGTAGCGGCGTTACAATTAAAGGTCAAAACGAAGCGCCAACAGTTATTCAAAATCAAAATTTTGCATTAAAGCGAGTAAGCGCAGATGTTTGGGATTTTATTTAAAAAATAATAAATTATACTTATGTCAATACCAAAAAAGGAAAAAAAGAAAAAGGCAATGCCTTCAAAACCTGATCTTTTCGCCGAGGACTCAACTAACATTGAGTCCTCGATTGCTTTAAACTTCTGCTTCAACTTTAAAATCAAAAAGCCGTTTCATTTTAATGAATCGCATAAAGCTTTTTATGACTGCATAAAGGCTGAAGACACAAATATGGTTTTTGTAGACGGCCCTGCTGGCAGCGCTAAGAGCTATATCGCAGTGCTTGCCGCCCTTGAACTTTTCAAAGACAAAAAGATCAAGCACATAAACTATATACGCAGCGTAATCGAAAGTGCAAGTCGTAGCATTGGCGCACTGCCAGGTGAGGTTGACGACAAGTTCCTGCCATACGCGATGCCATGTCTAGAAAAGATTCGCGAGATTACAGACGAGAGTACATGTTTGCAGCTTCGCAACGCGAATGTCGTGAGTGCCACTCCTGTCAACTTTGTTCGTGGACTCACATTCAATGACAGCATCGTTATCGTTGACGAGGCACAAAACCTGACTCGCAGCGAGCTTGTGACTATACTTACACGCTTTGGTAAAAATACGAAGTATGTTATATGCGGTGACCTGAAGCAGTCAGACATCGGCAAGCTTTCTGGCTATCCAGACGTCTATTCACGATTCAATACAGAAAGCGCCGTAAAAAATAACATTCATACCTTCAAGTTTGGCGAGAGCGAGATTGTGCGTAGCAAAATATTACGCTATATCGTACAGGTATTAGAGGCATAAAAAAATAAACTTTTTTTCGCTTTTTGTGAGTTTTCTATAGTTTTCCATATAGATAAATCTATGGTACATAGAAAACACCAAAAAAGACAGGCATAAATATAAGCCAATATAACGATACCCGAAGGTTCCGGAACGGATAACCGGTGACTGGTTAAGGCAGATTAGACCTCCGGGGAGCCGTATTTTGTCGAGTTTATGCACTTTCTTGAAAAAAGTTGTGTACAAACCATGAGTTTTATGGTATAATAGTCATGTAAGCAAATATATGACACACCTAGAAACATTACAAACCGACCTAGAAATTCATCGCCAAAGTTTAGCCGGACTTGAAGACGGCACTGGCGGTTTCTTTATCAAGCGAGCTGGCTATAGCGTCGCCGGCGTTATTCACAGCTACAAGAGAATTATACAGTCTCTTGAAGAAGAGATTTCAGCGCTTCAATCGAAAAGCCGTAGAAAAAGATAACACTCTATGAAAACACTACTACATAAAGTTGAGCATATGTCAACCCGTGCCCACCAAAAAATGCTGTTTATTGGCTCCGCTTTCGCCTTGATTGGCGGAGTTCCAGTCTATGCCGGACTCTTATTTTTAATTGCACTCACACTTGAAGACTAATCTATGAGAATTACATCAAAGCCTCTGGCAATAACCTTGATAAGCCTCATTTTTGCGGTTATAGTATTTGCAGCATATCTCCAAGTATTATGGGCGGACTGGGCAATACATAAAATCTTTGCTAAAGACTTTAACAACTTTAAAATTTTTGCATGCATGTGTGTAGTTGAAATTTTAACGCCAAAGTCTCTACAGGGGTTGACTACAATCATCCTGATTCTCATGACTCTCTATATCTTTTTGACCGCATAAGTTACGATGCAAGCTCCAACATTTATCGCGCGACTTCGAGGATACGACGTGTATTATAGCAGCGGCTGCTTTACACTAGACCCTCTTCCAGCAGACATGTCTGAGTTGCAATCAATAGTGTCTTATTTGGTAAGTGAAGGGTTTGTAAACTTAGATGAATGTCTATAATATGAAAAAGATAACGCTCTGTCTGCTGTCTGCACTCTTAACGAGTTGTGTTGTAGAATACACGCCCGGAACCCCCTTTGTGGCCGGCGGCTACTACAGCAGCTATTCCAGTCGAGTCGACTATTCTCCTCCTCGACACTGTTATGGCTATGGCACTCGTTTGGCACCAAACGTTACGCCAGTCGATCACGGGTTTAGTTCGTCTCCGCAATACGTTCGTGGCTACGTTTTTAGAGGCGGAGACGGCATGCTATACGCCGCTGAACACTAAACTATTACTACATACAATACATGAGCTCTAAATATCCTGGATACAAACACTTTTTTCTAGACGTTGAAACAACTGGGCTTGACACTCGGTTGCATGATATTTTTCAAATTAGTGGAATCATAACTGACGCAAACTTAAACATACTTGAGTCGGTCGACTATAGATTTTGTCCTTTTACGCTTGATACTGCAGACCCAGAAGCGCTCGTAAAGACTGGCATGACGGCAGAAAGTTTGTCTGCCTTGCCACTTACACCGCGCGAGGCTTATGCCGGCTTAAACTCACTACTTGAGCGACACTGTGATCGCTTTAACAAACTGGACAAACTTCATTTTGTTGCCTATAACGCAAAGTTTGATGCTGACTTTATTCGTGCGTTTTTTGAAAAGAACGGAGACAACTATTTTGGCAGTTGGTTTTGGAACCCACCAATTTGTGTAATGCAAGCCGCAGCGTGGATGACTATGCGGGTTCGTGGAGCACTTCCTAATTTCAAGCTTGGCACACTCTGTCAGTGCGCAGAACTTGGTTGGGACGAGGCCGCGGCGCATGACGCATCGTATGACATACACAAGACTCTTGAGCTTTATCAATATTTGAGGAGAGATATCCCTCAATTATAGCCCCGGAAGGCCCTAAAACCGTCCCCGGGAAGTCAATTTCTGTATACGGGGCTTAACTTCGGGGCCTTTTTTCACTTTTTTGAAAAAAGTTGTGTACTTTCTGTGGGATTTATGGTATAATAACCATGTAAGCAACAATATGACCACCACCTACTACGCCTCAGAAGTCAGTCCCGAAGAATACTCAGCCACATTAGCAGAGGCGGCAGAACTTGCCCTCACTGACTATGAAGCCCATATCTCCGAACAAGACGTTCGTATTGGAGACATCATCAAAGACAGCAACTTTGATGACAACATCACTCTCTATCGGGTCGCTGATATCATTCAAGAGCAGTGGTATGAACCGCTCGTTGTGCTTGAAGTTCTCAAACATTCTGGCTGGTCCCCCACTCCAGTTCGCTTTCATCATCTCTTCAAACCAATCAAGGCAACTCCACGAAAAATGCAGTGGCCTTTGAGTGCGATTCCTGTTGGTGGACTTTACAAAACTGCAAATCATGAAAAAGCATGTCTTATGCAGCGAGTCGAAAACACACCTGCCGGCACGCTTCGTGTTCGCTATCTCGGCGGACAGTTTGCAGGTGAAGTCATCTGCAAGAGTAAATACAGTCGAGTCTATTCTCTCTAATCTCTCAAAATACACAAATATGGACAAAGAATACATCGTAAAGACAAAAACTGGCGAAGAAGTTACGGTTCTCGCCCGTACCCCAGCCGAGGCACTTGGCATCTTCACAAAGCGCGGTCGCTTTGGCATCGGAGCAGCTTGGACGTTTACTCGTCAGCCAGACGGTTGGATTGTATGCACTCACACCGGTATGAAGACACTTGAACGCATCTATCATAAGCTTCGTGAAAAGGAATATGTTCGTGGCATGCGCTAAACTTCAACTTTGTATCGTATGAAATTACCTACACTATACAGTCGTACCTCGACTGGAAGCATACAAGAATGGACGATTGAAATCGAAGATGGTCGCTGTCGTACCCATCATGGCAAGGTCGGAGGCAAGATTGTGACCACACTGTGGACCACATGTGAAGCCACCAATGTCGGCCGAGCCAATGAGCGCGACATCACAGCTCAAGCGCTTTTCGAGGCACAGGCACTCTGGAAAAAGAAAAAGGAAAGTGGCTGCTTCGAGTCTATCTCTGACATTGATCGCAGCCTCTATGTCGAGCCAATGCTTGCTAAAAAGTGGGAGGATCGAAAGAGTCGTGTCGCCTATCCAGTTTACAGTCAGCCTAAGCTTGATGGTCTGCGTGCAGTAATTACCGCGAATGGCGCGACTACTCGAAACGGCAAGCCTTGGGTCACGATTCCTCATATCTTGGAAGAACTCGCGCCACTCTTTAAGGCGCATCCAGATTTGGTGCTTGACGGAGAGCTCTACACTCACAAATACAAGGATGACTTTAATAGCATCTGCAGTCTCGTGAAAAAAACCAAACCGACCGCAGCAGACTTGCAAGAGTGTGCTGATAAGATACAGTTTTGGTGGTATGACACCGTCGATTCCAGTAGAAAGTTTTCTGCCCGATGCTCTCAGGCAGCGTATTACACAAACGCGTTTAATCTAAACCCAAACATTATTGTGAGTGTGCCTACAACCATGGTATGCGACGAGATTGCCCTTGACGCAATCTATGAAGGCTACTTGCAAGATGGTTATGAAGGCCAAATGGTTCGAGTTGACGCGCCATACGAGTGCAAGCGCAGCGACACGCTGCTCAAGCGCAAAGAGTTTCAGGATGGTGAGTATCGCATCGTTGAAATTTGTGAAGGCAACGGAAACAAGAGCGGCATGGCTGGCTATGCAGTCTTACAAAGAGAAGATGGCAAAACGTTTAGAAGCAACATCAAAGGCACTCATGCTTTTTTGAAGGAGCTCTTAAAGGACGCAGAGCGGCTTCGCGGAACATTTGCTACATGCACCTATTTCAACCTGACTCCGGATGGCATCCCGCGCTTCCCATATCTCACCCGCCTCAGGCCAGGACCTGGAATTGACTAAAATGCCTCCCGAGGGCATAAAAATGTGAAAAAAGTGCACTTTCTTGAAAAAAGTTGTGTACTTTCCGCGGGTTTTATGGTATAATAACCATGTAAGCAACAATATGACCACCACCGATATTACCTCAGCAGTAGCCACAGTTTCACTCTATCGCAGCCTCAACAATCGATTTGTCGATGATGCTGACGATCGCCAACGCCACATCACGTTTCGCTGCATGCGAGCCGATGACATGCTTGAATGGTTGTTTGAAGCGACAAATGCTCCAGAAAGTTTTCTTGACGCTGAGCAGATGTTTGTACGTCAGACATTCGCTGACGCAAAGCTACACTCGCTCTCTCGCGGAGACGTAGTTGGCATCAACGGGACACTCTATAAATGTAAGATGGTTGGATGGGAAGAGGTCCAACACGTTAATGACACACTCGAATACGCATGAATATAAAACAAAAAACTTGGGTTCGCGCTGGACAGCATGGTTGGATTTCGGTTGATGAAGTAGAATTTTCTAACATCGAAGAAGGACCATTCGGAGACGTGATGAGCTTTGAATTTTGTGACGAATCTTTCGAATCTCAAATCGTAGTTGGATCAAAACCAGGAGCATAACATGAACAGACTAGACGCATTGCGTGAAGTACTCGACAGCAGATTCGCTGAGTTGCATCAAGAGATAGACTCTCTAAAGGCTGAAAATGCGAGACTGCGTAGCGGCCTTCAAGGATCATGCTATTGCTGTGAACCTGTTGGAGAACTTAATGTCAAACTTGCTGAAAGAGGTCATGCACTCTACCATGCTTTAGCTTATCATTCAGATAACTTCTCCTTTATGCCTGAGCGAAATGGCTTCTCAGAAGAAAGAAAAGCAGTAAATGATTGGCGGGAACTCTTCAATAATGACATTCCAAAACCGAACTATGAAGATTAGAATCAACAACATAGGAGCGCGTCCTCCAGTATACATAGGCAAACCTCCTGCTGATGTACATCGCAGACTCAGCATCGTACAATACTACCCAAACCAATACTATCGCAAACTAGAAGAGTATCTTGCTGATGGATGGGAATACGTTGATAATAATACACGCCTTAAAAAAGACAACTGTTTGATAGGTGTGTCTTCGTTTAATAATGAAGAGTTGTGTATGGTCGTAGCTGATGTTGAATATGACTCTAGTGAGGATTGCACTGATCTAAAAACTGTGGGTGAGAGGGTACTCAATCTCTCCAAGCAAAATCGTGAAGACTTTTTTGAAGTGTATGAACTTGCAGCAAGAAAACTAAGAGAAGCTTGCGGTGACGAAGACTAAACTTATGTGGACAACAATAATAATTTTTGGAATACTAGCAACACTAGCAGTCTGCACTATAGTTTGGATCGCAGTAAAAGACGAAGATTTTTGGTACTAAACAACACAAACAGACACACATATGGGACTCGACATGTATATTTTCAAAGTTAAGAAGACCTCTCACTCACTCAAAGAGTTGAACAGTCTTGAAGTCGGTGCAAAGCCTGGAGACCCTGCACTTGCAGAGTTTGAGCCGCTGCACCGACCATATCCAGACACCGCTCCTGATTACTACTCGCTTTTTAAGCAGACTGCATACTGGCGTAAGTTTAACGCGCTGCATCAATGGTTTGTCACACACGTTCAATGTGGAATTGATAACTGTGGCACCTACGAGGTTAGTCAAGACTCTCTTTTTGAATGCCTTGAAACTCTTGAAGCGACTCATGCCCTAAAGGACCCTACTAAAATGCCTCCTACACAAGGTTTCTTTTGGGGATCAACCACTGTCGATGACAGCTATTGGAACAACGTTGAAAACAGCATCAAAATCATTTCGGGCTTGATTGACTATACTGATTGGAACAGCGAACGACTCTTCTATCAATCTTCCTGGTAAAATTTATGAAAAATCGAATTGAACTTATTGGCCACTATGGCTCAGACGAAACAATTGCATGCAGCGCCTGGACAAGCACTTCACGCGAACTAAACGAAGACAAGCGGACTAGAATTCCAAACCTTATCAATATGTTGTGGTCAAATGGGCACGAGACTCCCTTTGAAAAGGCTATGGTACACTTTCTTGTTGACACTGACATCGCGTCACATATTCATCTGCTCAAGCATCGCATCGCAAGCATCAACGCCGAGAGCGCTCGATACAAAGAACTACAAGAAGACAAATACTTTGTTCCTGATGATTGGCCAACGATGTGGCAAGCCAAACTCGTACACTATTCTGAAACTGGAAACTTGCTCTATCACGAAGCTTTAGAAAATCTTACTCCGCTTCTTGGACGCAAGCGAGCAAAAGAAAGCGCTCGATTCTTTAAGGCATACAACAGTCAGATTCAAAGTGACGTGATGTTTAATATGCGAAGCTTCGCAAATTTTCTAAAGCTGAGACACTCAGAGCACGCACAGGTTGAGATTCGTGAAGTCGCAGCAGAGATGCTTCGAGCAGTTAAAGAGATTGAAGGGGAGCCGTTTAAGCATACGTTGGCAGCGTGGAAGGTTTAACATGAGTGCATTGACACTACAACAGCTAGACAAACTTCTCAGCGAGTATCGAGAACTCAGCGATGCGTGTGACGCGGCGCGAGCAGCAGGATGCCTCGAAGTTGAGGGACGACTACAAAATGCAATCTGGTCATCAATTGAAACTGTTATAAGTTTCTTTGACCCAGAAGGTTGGATTATGTGGCATATCTTGGAAAACGACTATGGCTCTAATGGTCACGAAGCCGGATACCACGGAAACATAAAGCCCATAAAAACTACATCAGACTTACTTTGGCTTATAACCTACCAACGTGAATCAGAGGTTGACGCCTTGAGAGCTTCTTATGAAAGCGCTCTCTGCAAAATTCGTGAACTCGAAATGCAAGTTGATAGCTACCGTTGTAAAACTTATTAAACTTTAGCGTTTACATTTTGATAAATCTGTGTATAATAGTCCTATGGCAAACAATAGTTTCGATAAAGAAAAAATACTGGAGCAACTTCAAACTGGAGTGGCGCTCGTCACCTTTACAAAAGTGGACGGCAGCCTGCGAGACATGAAGTGTACGCTGCAACCTCGGCTGCTTCCTACTCCATTAAAAGAATCAGCTGTTAAGATTGATCCAGAGAGCGACGCGCTTCGAGTGTATGACCTTGAAGCGGATGGTTGGAGATCGTTTAAAATTTCTAGAATAATTTCAATTTTCGAAACAAATGAGTAACGCATTTAAAGCTGGAAGAGTAATCGCGCCTGACGCGAAATGGACAGGCGACGAACCAGAATGGAATGGCTGGGAAACCTGGCCAGTCGAAAAGTTTTATAAGACACGGGCGCGAGCTCTTGGGTTTTATAACTACTACTTGGATACTGCAGCAATGAAGCCACTCGTGCTTGATTGGATGAAGAGCAACGGTTATAACAAGGATGACGTCGCCGCAATCAAAGAAGCAAACCCAAAC